TTGCAAATCTTTTTACAGTGGATAAAGGAAAAATTACATTAGGTTCGTCTGTTCCAAGTTGATTAATAGCTGATGCTAAATCTGGAAAGATTTTACTTAATGCATCTTTAACAGATGGAGACATAGCAGCTTCTAAACTATCTATCTCTTCATCAGTTAAATTTTGTGTACCTCCAAGTGTAGTAGTCATTTTAGATTCTTCACTAGCACCAGTTTGGGGAATCATAGTTGTTGGATCTTGTGCTGGTTGTTGATTCATAGCACTTAAATCTGCAGCTTGTGGTATATTAGGTTTTTGATTTATCATACCTGTCATTGTTGCACCTGTTCTATCTATTGCCATTATACTAATACCTCTTTAGTTTTTTTATTTTCAATAATTTTACCAATGATATAACTTATATTTTCAATTAATGTACTGTATATTCTTCCTAATAAATTAAATTTACTTTTACCTAATCTCCATTTAATATCATGTGTTCTTTTTGACATTATATGATTCCATATTTTAGTAACTAATTTATTTTTTTTCATAAGTTTAACCATTGGAACTGCCCAATACCAATAACCATTAATATGAGTTTTACTAAAATTATTAATTGTAAAATCCCAACTTAATGTATAGTCTTCTTTTGACATTAATTTTTGTTTATATAATTCTGTACAAATAACAGTTCCTAGTGCATCAGATACTGCACTTATTCCTTTTTTAACAGTCTTCTTAACAGTCTTTACAGCTTTCTTAGCAATTTTTCTTCCTGGTTTAGTCATTAATGCAGCTGCTGCCATAGTATATGGATTTACCATTGAAGCTCCTGTCATCATTGAACCACTTTGTGCTGCTGCTAATGAACCAGACATAGTATTTCCTAATACACGTTGTGTCATATTATTAATTATAATATCACCAGCTGCACCTGTCATTTTTTTAGTAACATAATTTGTTAATAAATTCCCACCAACATCTATTGCTGTAGATACTAATTGATCTTTAAAAGTTGGTTGAGTTGCTTGATATGCATCACTTATAATTTGACTATAATCTATTGGCTCTGGTCTATTTTGATCAGCCATAGTCATAACTTTTTGAAGTGCAGTAGGCTCTGTAGATTCTGCAGTTATTTCTCCAGGTCTATAATCTATTGTTCTGCCTGCACTTGGTGCAGTGTCTTCTGTTTTAAACTGTCCTGTTTTTTCATCAAATGTAGTTTTAAATTGACCAGGTGTTTCTCTTATTACTTTTTGAGTTTGTTCTCCTATTGATGGTGCACTAACTAATTCACTTTTTTGTTGTGTACCTTCATAAGCTTCAAATTCATCAACATTAGGAATAATAGGTTTTTTGGGAGTTGTAACATCATCTACATACTCGTAATTACCCATTTCATTTAAAACTAATTTTGCTGCCATTTATAATTTTTCCTTATTGCGTTTCATTGACTCTTGGAGATTGAGTAGCTGTCGCACTAAAGCCAGTTTCCCCTGGCAACGGAACATTGCCTGTTCCGATGTTGCTACCTCCAACTCCTGTGTTATCTGTTGGCGAAGCTCCTGGAGGTACTGACACAGGTGATTCCATTTGACCTTGTCCTCCAGCAGCGGTATTATTGTTTTGATTTCCATTTGCTAACCCCATTATGTGTGCGTAGATCGCAGCTTTTTCTGGATCATTGATTAATTGATCTGGATCTATATCTAAAGATTTTGCTATTTCTTTTAAACAAGTATGCCATCTTACAAAAGGTGCTAAAGAAGGATTAGATGCAGTTTGCATAAACGTCATTAATCTTTGAGATCTTACTTCTTTTTGCATTAGTGAAGATGTACCTTGTGCTTTAATTTCCAGATCACCTTTTATTTGTGGAGCCTCATCATTAAATTGCATATTCCAATGAAATAAAGATTCTCCTAGAGGTTTTATTAAATAGTCATCAATATTTTTAATAACTGTTTTAATACTTAATGCTGCAGCACCCATAAGCATAGACATGCCAGCTGCAGTTCTTGTTGTAGTTTGTACTCCTGTTGCTCCATGTGAGTATGAAGGAATACCTGTTGATTCATCTGCAAGTTGTCTAAACTTATCAAACATCATTAAATTTTCATGTGCAGTATTTGGAAACTTAACTCCGTGTATTGCTTGACCAGGTTGACCACTTTGTCTTCTAAATATTTTTCCAGGAAATACTTTCATATCTTGTCCTGGTACTAATAAAGTTTCATCAATATCAAATATTAAGTTACCTGATAAAGCTAAATTGTCAATTGCCATTCTTGCATGACCATTCATAACCATTTGTGAATCTTCCATATTTTCTGGAATACCTACTCCAAAAAATTGATATGGATTAATTTCATATGGTGATACTAAATAAGGTAATCTAGTTGGTGTAAATGGATTTTCAACCATTCGTAAAATATGATTACCACAAATCCATACGTTAACATTAACAATATCATTATCTGTTTCATATGGAATATTATATTCATCTGCTAATTTTTTATCTAAAGATCCCCAAAATTCTAAAACTTCATATCTATTTTTATATAATTGAGATACATTTTCTCTATCATATAAAGAAGATTCATAACCTCTAGTTTGATAATTTGGACCCATATCAAGACATGATTTAATAGCATCTTCTCTAAACATAGGTTTACCAATTAAATCTTCAAGCTGTTGCTTGTTGTATGAATGTCTTTGAATTACGTATTCACAATCATTAATATTAGTTGCATTTGGATCTGGATAAAAATCCCAACACGATACTGCTTCAATAGATGGAATTGATTTTGTTTTAGCAACATAAATATTACTTTTATTACCTTCTTCATCTTCTACAGTATCATAACTATGATATGTTTTAGAATCTGTAAATGGACCTTTTAAAATTCCTGTACCAAGTAAAACCATTTCAAAAAATACATGACGTAAAATTGTAATTGCTTTACTTTCTTCTAGTTGATCATGAAGAAGTTTTTCCATTTGTTCTGCAGCAAGTCTTGCAGGTTCAATTTGCGGATTACCTTGTGGTGAAACTCCTGCAGTAAATCCTAAATCTTCATAATCTTGTGCTATATTTTTAAGTAGATCAGTTGCAGTTGCACCTGGTGGTAGCGAACTACCATCGTTATTAAAACCATAAATATCTTTAGCTATATCTCTTGCTTTTAATTCATCAAGAGATTTTTCTCCATTCATTTGTCCAGCTTGTGGATTTAAATGGGCATAAGCATCTATATTTTCAGGAACACTTGTGGGATTAATTCCTAAAGGAAATTTCCCCTGTGAAAATAGTACTTCTATAATTTGACCAAAAGAAGCTAAAACTTTAGTTTTAGTAATCTTAACAAAAACTTTAGAATTTTCATTAGCTCTAAAAGTCATCTCAGGTCCGTAAAGACCTCTGTAATTTCTATAAGATTTTAGCCATCTTTTTTCGTCATATAATTTAGAAGTTTCTGATTGTTGAAACTTTTGCCTTACATAGCCGACTAAAGGACTAACTTCCTCTACATACGGTTTTTTATCCATTTACTTATCTACTAGTAATCTCTTTCTTCAGCCATTTTAAATATAGATGGGTCAACTTTTTCTTTTTTACCCAGCTTATGATCTGCCCCTAATGATCCTTGTTTAACTTTTGCGTTAGGATCAATTGCTAATTTTTCATTTTTAGCTTTGGCAACATCGGGTGCAAGTTCTCCATGCTTATATCTTCCAGTTATTGTCATGTTATCTCCTGTTATTTATTAATAATTTTTTTCATCAGCTATTTTAAATAATGAATCTTGTATGTGCTCTTTACCTGATTTAGTAACATAAGCTCCATCTTTATACAAAGAACCTTCTTCAGATTCTAAGTAATTTTTAGATTCATATTTTCTTGGTGCATCTTTAGAAAAATCTATATTAGTAGATTCTCTATTTGGTTGCTTGCCATCAGCAGCTGGACCTAAATCACCTTGTTTAACTTTAGCTTTTGGATCGAAATTTTTTTGCATTATTCATCTCCTTCATAATCAATATCAGACTCTTCAGATAAATCTTCAAGTTCCATTAATAAGTCTTCTTCTTTTTCATGTAACTCTCTGATATCTTCTATAACATCTGATATAGTTCTTGTTTTCTTTTTTCTTGCCATTGGGTTTTGCTCCTATATTTTTATTTTTTTAATTAACAATATATTTTTAGTAGGTATAGTAGTATATCCACCACCTTGTTTAATTTCACCATTATCTTCAAAACTATAATCAGCCATTACTACCGTAGATTTAGAATCTTCTTTTACAATCCATCCTACACTACAGCATACAGCTGTTTTAGATTTTTTGATATCTATGATATCTGCCCAATTTGTTTCTCCAACAATATCTTCCCAATAAACTAAACTTAATTTATAAGGAAAATTCTTTTTATTTATTTCTGGTACTTTTATTTTTTTAGACACCTTTAATATCCAAACATTTTATCAACTGGTTGAAATTGTTGAAGGGTAGTCTTATTAAATCTATTTGCATAACTAGTATGCATTGGTCTACTCATGCAACCATATCTTAATGCATCATATGCGTGATCTTCTACATTAGTATTAATATCTTCTGGATTATTATCATCTAATGGAAGTGTTGGAAAAGTTCTTAGTAAATTTCTACAAGTAGAAAAAACTCTAAGTCCTGGTTCTTTCTTTTTCTCATCAGTAAATTTTAATCTTTTATGAATTTCTAACTTTCCACTAATTCTGCTTTTAGGAGTTCTATCTGAAGGTCTCCAACGGCATCCTTGCTGTATCATTGTTTCTGCAATACTTGGACCTATATCTCCTCTCTTTGCCCATGTACTAGCGTCTAAGACCCCGTAACGCATGTATTCTCCATGCTCTAGCTCAAGGACTTTTCGTGCAAATACATCCGCTGTAATCTTTTGGGTATATAATTCTCTATAAGCCCATAAATTATTATCGTAGTCAATAGCAAACCAAAGACAACAAGCAGGAGAACTGTAGCCCCAATCTGCAGCACGAAAACGCTGCCAGCCTTTAGGAACTTCAAAAGGTTCAACAACATGTATACTCCTATCAAATTCTGGAAATGCTGCATTTGAAAACGCATCCCAATTTCCATCTAAAAATTGTTTTCTTTGTACTTCTGGTAAAGAAGATAACATTGCATAGTAATCTTCTGTTTGCATAAGGTACGGATTATCTTGTAACTTAGCTGGTATAAACCTTCTGGTTATATACTTGTGTCCAGTAG